AGCCAAAATGTACTGCGTATGCACATCTCCGACTGTTAAATTTCCCAGTAAGTTATGATCTACGCCAGCCGGTAGCACAGCCGCAGTAATAGAAGGTGTGCCATCTGAATAAGTAAAATCAATAGAGCTAGAATCTACAAGTATTGTACCGACTGCGTCCTGGGCATCTTCAGTAGTAAAGCCGCCCGTTGAAATTATTGTAAGCGTATTTGCTACGTCATTGTAGGTGAGAGTAATACCTGCACCTGCGACTAAAAGAGCTGCGACTCTGTCGTCCACTCTTTCGTCAGTGTAGTAAAGATTCGAGCCCTCAGCCAAATCGCCAGTGTCAAAGAGAGACAAGTCCACAACCCCTGGCGGGCCGGGAGGTCCTTGCGGTCCTGTGGCTCCCGTATCAATGATTAATTCCAGTTGATCTAAGTACGCCTTTAACTTGTAAAAGTTTTCTTGCGTGTACTTGTCCAGAATCTCATTGAAGAGAAGCCTGAGAGGTTTAATGTTTGCCATTATGTAGGATTACTCCCGAGGCTACTCGCCGTGAAAGGTGTATGAGTCTTCGACAGGTACGACCAATGAATAATGTAACCATTTAATTCTAAGACTTCGCCTTTTGGCATTCCCCTAACTACAAAATTCTGTGCGCCATTAGGCGCTAAGTTATTTGGGTCGTCAAAAGTAATAACTGTGGCACTTGTGCGCTCTGTTATTAAATACTGAATAGTGTAATTATCGTTTTCAAAAGAAATGTAATAACTGAAAATGTCCGTGGTCCACTGCGAGCTACCAGAAAGCGTTGCCGTTTTTAGCGCTGGGTCCACTACAGCTGTACCTAAAAGTGTAGATGTGAAAATCTGCACCTCAGCATTTGTGAGCTGCACCTGCTTGTAGTTACATCTCAGGCCTCGGGCCGGAAACCTTCGCCATTCCTCAATAATACCCTGAGCATCCCAGATTGCTTCTGCGTCTCCCCAGAGAGGAAGACTGTCGCCCCACGTGATGTTTGATCTATACCGTATAGGTTTAAGATCACCTGTGACTCTGTTATTGTCGTTGGAGCTTCTGATGGCAAGTGAGAGATTTGTCGTATTTGCAGCTGAAATAAGTATCCGAGGCACAAATTTTCGCACGAATTTAGAACCGAAATCAAGAAAGCAAGACTTGTAGTCATGCACGATAGTGATGTCCTGCCAATCAAACGGGTCAATTGTTGTATCAATTTCTTTATCTGTGAAAAAGCTTGCATTATGTTTTAACACGTACCCGCGCGTGTCCCCCCGATAAATTGTTTTATCTTTAAAGGCCATAGCGGTGGGCATGAAAGAGGCTCCACCAGAGCAAGTTTGAAAAGAGCAAGCTTCTGAAATTCCCCACTTCAAATCTAGAACTATCCACATGTCAGGCTCACCGCCGCCGTCTTCTTTAGAAACGGCCCAGTAAATTCTATCCTCACTTGGGTCATAGGTCCCAGTGATATGCTCTTGTCTGGTAGTAGTAGTGACAAAAGCTTTGTAGGTAGTTTTATTTAGATTGGTGGAAATCATTTGAACTTTAAAACCATCCGACCAATAAAATCCGTTGATCCCAGCCCAGAAAATTCCCTTGTGCGTTCTTACAATTGAATTCTGCCCCATACAGCCTGCATGGTCATCAATTCTAGTTGTAATAATATCCCCAGTGGAATCGTTAGCCCTGGCACCGTCTACACGGTACACATACTCTTCACAAAAAATGATGGGCCTATCGAAAATTGAAGAGAAACCTTTTATCTTTTGCTCAGTCTCACCAAAAAACTCTGGCGGTACTGCGTCGGGATCGCCAGGCACTGACTGCCTAAATTCATATTCCTTCAGCTCTGTGCCATCTTTTAAAGATGCATAGTAGCCAATGTCGTTTACAACGTGTAGGAATTTGCATTTAGGAGGTGTGCCATTACTAACAATGTCACCTGTAGTGTAAAGCGTCTCGTTATTTTCAAGAGTAGCATCAGGCACGTTATCAACAAATGGGGTTGTGCCAAGAGTCGTTTGACCTACTTTGTAAAATACATCACCGCCCGTTACCGTGCGATAAATTTCTATTTTGATATTAGCAGCGTCCCAGTTCTCAACTGTCGTGAGAGCGGTGGGGAGCGTAATCGAGACGGTATTACCGCCGCTGATAATTCCGCCAGTCACCGCCGTCGGATACAAATATACTGGCCCTCGGTCTAAAAATGAAACTGTCGCTACAGAATAATCATAGCGAAGAACAAAAGCGTAAAGGTATGTCTCGCCAGCCCCTGTAGGAGATGGCACCGTAATCCCAGAGGGTACGGCGGGGAGTCCTGCGTTTCTAACTTGGTAAACGCTCGAGCCATCCTTATAAAGTTTTTGCGGGCTCGCATACTCATCGTTTGAAGCGTAAATGTGGCCCTGCCACTCGGATGTGGAAATGACCATGTCATTTGCGCCGTTAGGAAAAAATCCGTCCGACGTTGGTCCTTCAACCTCAAGCCAAGCACCAGCACTCACATAATAAGAGCGTCTATTCTGAAAAGTAAATAAATCAGAGGCGTAAAAAACTAGGTGATTTACTCTGAATGCTCCTAGCGGAAGCTGCGCATCGACAATGGACTCGCACCCAGGACGTGTGACGGGCTTTTTATTTGCATTGATAAGTAAATTGTCACAAACCTGCGCCTGCTCTGGCCGCCCATCAATATAATAGTCAGTGATGCCGCCGCTAAAATCTATGACTTCAAGTGGCTGCGTGTCTATGCTCATGACAAAAAGTAAACCTCAAAGTTTTGTACGAAATTTGTATAAATATAAGCTTGCGTATCAGAGAGCTTTGCCGTGCGAAGATATATTGTGTCACCAGTAGATGGGTCCCTGCAAACAATTTGCAAAGTATCATAGTCTGTACCTGCAGGTAGAGAAACCGTCGCCCTATAATAGCCATCCCCTTGCGATGCAAAGGAGCCGCTTGTAACAGTTTGGTGCGTTGTTTCTACAGCGGTTGATGCAAGTTTGGCTGAGTTTGAGCCATCATGCGTGTGGTCGTTTAATTGCTGAATGTCATCTTCTAGAGCATCAAACCATACGTCGCCGAAATCCCCGTCCTCTGGAAGTTTAAACCCTTTTGAAAGTGTTAACATAATTTTTACTCCATTAACTCAAAGTGTGGAAGGTCAAATAAACTTTGGTCTTTGAGGTTGTGATTCATATTCCAATCCCCACCCCATTTGATTTTTATTCCCTTTGCGCGCGCAATCCCAAGGACGACGCCTGCAAAATAAACAAAACTGTCTTTATCACCCCAATTTAGCGGGTACGGAACAGCATCGACCGCCATTGAAGGTACTAGGTTGTGCTTTGATTCACCAAACTGCGCACGTGATGTGCCCATTTCAAAGGCTGCTTGCTGCTCTGCCTCGCCCCTATGCCCACATATAATTGAGCAATCAATATATTGAATCACGTCGTGGAAAAGCTCTTGGAGCTTTGGATGACATGTCTGAAGTTTTATCATGGAGGATTTTCCGAATTTTGCCATCAAAAACTCCATTTCACGATGCAGGACTCTAAAAGCTCCGCATACTCTCGCTTATCTATACAAAGAAATTTAAACATTTCCTCATTGGTATGAATTGGAAGAACCTGCTCTCTTACAGCATCCTGATCAATAATCCTAAAAAGCTCCAATTCATAGGGATCAACCTGCCAAAGCTCAACGTCTGCTTTTCCTATCTTGGATGCGCATCCCAGAATATTCATGGTCGCTAGGCTTACCACTATCGCCAGTGAGAGCCTCAATAGACCTTTGGTCTTTTTTGTCATCCGATTCTTTTACCGCCCCCTCTATTTTTTTCTTTGTCAATTTTACTTGTAAATCCTCAAACAATTTTAAGAGTAAACCTAAAACCTTTATGATTGTTCCAATCATGCGGGCTTTGCTGCTTCCTTGGTCTTCACTGCTTCAAGCTCAGCTTTAACAGCATGGTATGAATCAATAAGCGCTTTAGTCTGTGGGTTAATTCCCATAGTGGGAAGCCATTGAATCACTTTCCAAATCTTTCCACCCAGAGCAAGCACTGCCTCATCATCTTTTTTACTAGGTGTGAGACGAACTACTACCGTCGCAAGAATTGAAAGAATCCCTATAATGCTAGCTACCGCGTGAATGATGTCCTTACCTTGAATCAAAATGTTTTCCATAAATCCCCCTATCGATCTAATTTAGTTATGCAAATAAAATTCTGTGTAATGTCGCCATTCAATGCATGCGTGCCAGCACTGTTAATTCCTCGCAAGTCAACCGTATCGGCTGAGTTAAGCTGAAGCGTAATGGCCCCACTTGTTGATTTAATACATGAAGTTGTAGTCTCAGCTGTTTTAAGAGTCAGAAACGCATGCAATGAGCCGTTTTTAAAAAGCTTCAACCCATATTGATTACCTATAGCGCCAGCTGCAGCTGCAGAGGTCACAAGCTGCGCTGTAATTTGATAAGTACCTCTAGCAGGTGCCGTGAATTTCCATGAAGCCCCAGTAGTGACCGCATTATGCGAATCATACTCTTTTGTCGCATAGTCTATAATCGTGTCAGTCACTAAGTTTGCAGTGCTTACGGCCCCATACCTTGCACCCACAAATTCACTTGCTGCAATCTGCGCAGGACCTGAAACGCGCGTGACTTCGAAGTAATTTGATGAGGTATCGCCACTCGTGTAAACAGGACTTGTAATGTTTGTATTTAAGCGCAGCTCAACTGTGTCGCCAGCATTAAAGCTTCGCGTTGTAGACGCAGTGACAGTCCAATCTGTAGAAATAGACGAAACGTGCCTAACAATCGCGCCATTGGTTAAAACTGAACCATTCTTGAAAATCTGCAACAAAGTTCTATTGGGTGATGCAGCCGTTCCACCAACGTAAATTCCACCGTTGATTCTATATTCCCCAGCTACAGGTATTGTGTAAACACCTGTCGAAAGATTGTACCCGCCATGTGTGTCTTTGTCAGGCGTTGCACCTATGATAGTAGTACTCGCGCCGTTTGTTCCGCCAGTAGGGACGGCGACTTTAACCGCCATTTGCACAACCCTAGTATCGGATTCATTTGCTATCTTTACATTCGAACCCCAGCCAACAATCGGAACCCTTACGACAAAACCAAAAACGTCATTGTTTGCAAATTGATTTGAGTTAATGAGTGTGGCGCCGCCGTCAATTCTAAATGTAAAATTAGAAGTGTCTAAGAGGGTAACGCTGCCATTACGAAGACCAGCCGATGCTCCGGCGTCGTCATACCAACCCCAATAACCAATCGTGCCCGTTGACGCAGTTGTGTTTATTTTGGTTGAATCAATTACATACCCTGTCGGCAAAGACAAAGACAGCTGAGAACTATTACCAACGCCGCTATAAGCAACACGCCCATGAATTTCCATGGAGTCACCAGAGCGCCGCCAGTAAGAAACATTACTGGAAACGTTGGTATTACTATTTAATGTTGGTGTGTATGTAACAAAATCAGTTATCAAAGTACCCGCTGAATAAACTACGGGCGAAACAGAAACATTATCAATTTTCACAGTGTAAGCACTTGCAGAAGTCGTAGCTACGTGAATAATAAGTCTGTAACCTGTAGCATCTGAGTCAGACTGAAATGAACCTCGGTACTGGTATTTCTGCCCTACTACCGCCCCATCGAGTTTAATAGGAGTGGGCTCAATGAGCCTTCCTGTTGCAGTCGTGCGATAAATATAAGCAATAAGATCGCTATCAGTACTACTAGTGCCGCCAGAATAAGTGCCGCTTCCAATTTCATAATCAAATCCTATCTGCAGGACTTTCGCTTGGTCGGCTGCGCTAATTGTAAAATCATAAGACGCTCCTT